CATATAGATAGCGCAAGCTTTAACGGCTGCATACATACCGAACAAGCACCATGTAATCCCCGGACGAACAAGTGCCGAGATTGCAGATACGAACCATCCGGCGGATTTTGCAGTTTCTGATTGCTCACGGAAAGCCTCTTTGATTGCGTCTAATTGGGTGATGCTATAGTCAACGTATTTCTCTTCAACGCGAAACTCTCCCCTGAGTTTTTCCAGATCCGTTTGTAAGCGGAACATATTCAACTCGTGAGCGCGTTCATTCTTCTTATCTAAGAACTTCAGCACTTCCGGTGCAAGCCTGAACAAGCCACCAAAGATAGAGCCTAAAAGACCGCCTGAGAGTAGATCAAACATCTTCTTTGGGAGCAGGCAACTGAGGAACCGCCTGAGATTTGATCTTATCAACCAGTGCAACTACTTGGACATACGGCATGTTTCCTAGTGCGCCCATCACTGCATTAACTTCATCCAGCGTAAGCTCTAATTTAATCATGATTGGTTCCAAGGAAGCGGAGTGTTTTGCGGGGAAACAGGAGGGTTGATTAAAGAATTGATCTGTCCCTGCACACAGGCCTGTGCGCTGTCAATCTGGTTTTGTGGAATCCAGCCAAGGACAATCTCTGCGGTGAGTTGATCGTAGGGAGTAATTGGCCCTTGCTGGTCAGCAGAGTTGAATGTCGTATTGCCGCCAATGGAAGCTGTATATTGACCGTCTACCCCTTGTACTTCCCAAAGTACGTTCACAACGTAGTCAGGCTCAGGAGTAGGAAGGGTGTACATCCGAGTGATGGTGGTGGTGAATGTGGTCATGTTCAGTTTCCTTTCAGGGGTTGGTTGCTTTGTATGCGTCAAATTCTGCTTTGAGTTCTTGCAGCGCTTTGATGAGAATTGGAACAAAAACGCTGTACTTGACAGATTTTGTTGTCGTGCCAAGGTCGTTGCCTTCTATGTCTTTATCTGGTGTTTCCTCAATCATTGCAGGGAAAACGTTTTCTAACTCTTGAGCAACAACGCCAATGTGTTTTTTCGTTTCTCCAATCAAGTTGTATTTGCGAACTTTGACTTGCATCAGGTCTGCCAATTTTGGCGTTGCATCAGCAATGTTTTCCTTCAGTTTGGCATCGGAGATAGCACCATAACTGTTGTTGGTGTTGGTGACATCTCCGTTTCCTGAAACATTAAACCTTGTGACACTGGTATCTGATTTATAAGAAATAGCGTTGTATCCAGCACCTGATGCCATTCCAGTACGAATATCAACAATGTTTGCTGTGAATCCTGTTGTTGATGCGGCAAGAATGATTGCGGCAGCAGCGTTATTTCCACTTACAGAAGTAGCCAGTAAAGCAGATTCGCCTGAAGTACTTGTTTGCAAATTGAAACGTTGCGAACCAATACCTAACGCACTTGCGCTGCCGTTTACATAACCATAACCATTATTGTCAAAATATTGACGTGGATTCCCATCCCCATCACTGAGGACGATGTAGTTGCTGGCAGTGCGGATGTCGAGGCCACCTTGGTTGCCGTTGTAAGTACCAATGATTGTGTTTTTAGCACCAGAAGTAATATAGCCACCAGCAAATGCACCAACAAATGTGTTGTTTGCCCCTGTTACCAATTCACCTGCCGCGCCACCAATAATGGTTAAGTTTCCATTACTAGTTACTGTTTTCCCTGCGCCAGCACCAAAGATTGCGTTATATGTACCTGTTGTAACTGCATAACCAGCCTGATAACCCACAGCAGTGTTGTTGGAGGCGGTGGTGTTTGATAGCAGTGTTTGCATACCAACTGCCACGTTGTAGTTGCCTGTGGTGTTGGATTGCAACGAACCTTGACCCAAAGCAGAGTTTCTAGCGCCAGTAGTGTTTAAGTTTAAGGAAGATGCGCCAACGCCAGTGTTGTTGTCCCCACTACCGTTTGTAGAGTCAGTGCCTACGCCAACGTTGTTGGAACCGCCGTTATTTGTGTATCCGGCACTTTTGCCAAAGTACGCATTATTTGCACCCGTTGTATTGCTATACCCCGCCAGAAAACCAACGGCAGTGTTGTTTGAGGCGGTGGTGTTGTTCTGCAATGCGGCTTGACCCAAAGCTGTGTTTTGAGTGCCAGTCGTATTGGCATACAAAGCATAAGCACCAACAGCAGAGTTATTGTTTGCTGTGGTATTGCCGCGCAACGCAGAGTCGCCGATGGCTACGTTCAACGTGCCAGTCGTGTTGCTATATCCAGCCTGATACCCAACAGCCGTGTTGTTGGAGGCGGTGGTGTTGGAGGCAAGCGATTGAGTGCCTACGGCGGTATTGTTGCCACCCGTATTGTTTTCTAATGAAGCATGACCCACGGCGGTGTTATCACCGTTAGTTGCCAAAAGATTAAGAGCGTTACGCCCAATCGCTGTATTTCTTGGCCCCGATGTAACGGTTTGCAAGGCTAAATAGCCTAACGCAGTGTTATTCGCTCCACTCGTATTCGCCGCCAAAGCACTCGCACCCACCGCAGTGTTGGTGGACACAGCACCAGCGCCACGGCCTACGGTGAGGCCGTTAACGGAAGCATCAGCAGACGTTGCAAATGTCGTGCCGTTGTAAGTAACCGCACTGCCACTCGTCGCTACCTTAGACCCATTTAGGTATAGAACCCCGTTAGCAGTGCCGCCGGAGAGAGTAAGGTTACCTGATGCCGTCAATGCACCAACACCCGCTACATCACCCGTAGTGTCAGCAATCGTGACGACGGAGTTCTGCACTAACTTACCCGTAGTACCGTCAAATCGTACGACTGCGTTGTCGGTAACCGTACCGGCCCCAGCCATGCCAACAATTACATAGTCCGTGCCGTTAAATGCAACAACCGCAGTTTGTCCGGGCTGAAGTGTGATACCCGTTTGGCCTGTGGCTTTGAATGTCAGCGTATACGTCGCATCCGCATTGATAAGTCTGTATGACCTAGCAGGGTTAGTACCCGTATTACCTACAGTAATCGTTGAATTTTGAGCGAGTGAGGTAACCCTAAAACCTGCGTATTGACCACTAGTGGCTGTTATGTTGGTGGCAGAAGAATTACCTTCGGTTGTTTCAATCGTCAAAGCGCCGGTCGTAAAATTAGCACTTGTCAGGTTTGACATCCCCGCAATCGCAATATCCATGTATTGCGTCAAGCCATTGTTTGTTGTATCGCCCCAAGTACCAGACTCCGTACCTGTAACAGGAAGCGGAAGATCTAAAAGGGTTGTGCGGTTAACAGTCATAATTCACCTCAAGTCGAAATCAATGACCAACTGGGAGTTTGCGTCGTATTAATAATGCCCCATCCCGGCGTTTGGTTACTGTTGATATTTTGCCAGTTTGCTGTCTCTGAGTCATCAATAAGCTCCCAGAGTTTCCTGCCGTCTATAACATCTGTTGCCGTGGCTGATTCGGTAATACTTGCTTCAAAATTAAACCCTGCGCTATCAACATCTGTACCTGTAGCTGACTCTGTAATCGTTGCCAAAAACTTAACCAGCGCACTGTCAAGATCTGTTCCTGTTGCCGATTCTGTGATAACGGCGTTGTAGGCGTTTTGCGATCCAACATCATCCGTACCCGTGGCTGACTCATCAACTGCTGAGGAGTAGGCGTTCTGTGACATAACATCATCAGTGCCTGTAGCCGTTTCATTAACCGTTGACGCAAAAGCATTTTGCGCCCCAATATTATCTGAACCTGTCCCGCTTTCTGATACATCACAAGGGTATTGAGGGGTTGCGCTGATACTGTCTGAACCTGACCCCGTTTCTGTGACCAAGGTAAGGAATTTAATAAAGGCTTCTGTACTGTCTGTCCCTGTGGATGTTTCTGAAACACTCGCTTCAACTTGTACAAGTGATGAGGGATCATCTGTTCCTGTCGCAGTTTCTGTAACCGTTGCGCCAAACTGTAAACCACCTGATGTTGTATCTGTTCCTGTAGCTGTTTCTGCAACTGCCGAATCAAATTGAACAAGGGAAGATATATCATCGGCACCAGACGCTGTTTCAGAAACCAATACTGCAAATTCAATAAGCGAAGACGTTGCATCAGCGCCTGTGGCAGTTTCATCGACTGCCACTTCATAAGTCGCACCTCCACCCCACGCGCCTGACCCCCATGTGCTATACCCCCAACCTTCGGTAATAGGCGGACTACCCCCTCCCGTTGATCCAAGTGGTGCGCCGCCAAATGGTGATATGCCAAACACATTCCTATCCCGTCACCCAGCTCGTTGTTGCCTCATCCCAGCCATACATCTGTCCGTCTGTTGGCATTGGCACAGGCGCATCCCAGAGGCAGGTGTCTTCGTTCAGTACCCACGATGGATAGGGTTGCGGTGGGATAAATGCGTCTCGCTGTGCATCGTAGGTATAGCCAATGCCTGCGTAGTTCTTCCTAAAAGGTGTGCCGCCGCCTGTGTGTACACCGCCTTGCGTGTTGTAGCTCGTGCGCTTACACCTTAGCCTTGTTTCAGCAGCGTAAAACTCTTCCCAGTCATAGATGCCTTCGTTCTCATCTTTACCGACGATGACTTGAACAACGACATTGTGCTTATCTAAAAGTGCGTAATGAGCCATATGTTTTCCTTACCAACTGATTGTTCCGGTGCCTTGGGTGAAGCGGTATACACGATAGCCTGAGCGTGTGGGTTGTGTGTAAGTCAGACCTGCACCAATACTTGCAAGTGCAGGATATGTGTTGGGGTAAGCGATGATGACTACGCCGGAACCACCGTTAGCGCCAGTTGTACCGGGAGCAGAGTTACATCTCGCACCGCCACCGCCACCTAAATTTGTCCCACCTGCGCCCGGAGCCGAAAATGTTGGAGAATTTCCACCGCCGCCCTGACCACCCGCTACTGTTGAGCCGGTACTTTCTTTGTTTGCGCCAGCCCCGCCGCCTGCGTAATAAGTTAGAGTTCCAGTAATACTCGATTGCAAACCGTCACCGCCAGCCCCGCCGTTTGCTGTTGCATTTATACTTTGCCCTGCAAATCCTGCGCCACCGCCACCAGCACCAGTATAGTAAGGAGCAGCGGTATTTGTAGTGCTTCCGCCATTATTTCCTTGCCCCGCAACAGCTGTTCCACCAGCAAACGTCCCAAAACCAGCACCACCACCGGAGCCGCCATTACCGCCAGCAGCAAAACCACCGCCGCCAGCCCCGCCGCCAGTTGGTGATATAGCACCTAAACTTGAACTAGTACCTTGATTTCCTGGATTGCTTCCACCAGCGCCACCCGATCCGATGGTGATTGATGTTCCTGAAAGCAAACTTGTTGAACCCGTTAACAACCCGCCAGCTCCGCCGCCACCAGCAGCGTTACTTCCACCGCCGCCCCCACCAGAAACAACAAGATATTCAACAGGAATTGCCCCTAATTGAGTCACCGCAAAAGCATCAGAGCCAACCCATCCCTGTGTTGAATCAACATAGGTCAAAGTACTTGCGCCACGATTTGTAATGAGAAAAACATTTGAAGCAACCCCGTTTATGTTGCTTCCGTTTCTTGCAATAGTGACGATATTAGTTGCCCACGTCCCTGCATAATCCAATAACTGCACTTGCTGACCCGCGCTCGGACTAGCAGGCAGCGTCACCGTAATTGCCGCTGAGGTTGTGTTGACAGGATAAGCATTACCTGAAACTGCGGTGAAGTTGCCTGTTTGGACGGATTGCCACGTTAGACCGCCGCCACCACTGCTTGCGGCAATCGTAATAGTTCCATTTCCTGGAGTCAGTGTGATATTTGACCCAGCCGTTAATCCATAAGCAGCACGTTCTGCGGGATAAGTCACAAAGACGTTTTTAGTCCCTGCACCAAAGTTCACTGCACTGCCAGAGTTACTGGAAGCTAAGATCGTGTCTCTGGATAGCGTTGTACCCGAAGAGGTATAAGTGCCTATGCCTACTTCCCAGTTGGACCCTGACTGATCGGCTATGGTGTAAAAGGTCGTGTTGCCGTTACCTATAGCAGCAAATGATTGAAACCCCGTAACCGCACCGGCAAGGGTTATTGTCCCCGTGCCCGTGGTTGTTGTGGTTTCTTGAACCCGATCGGCAAGAAGAAAAGCCATTATCCCGCTAGGCTAAAGGTATACGTTACTAAAACAACGTCACCGGATACTACGTTCCTATCCCCCGGCGAGGAAAAATCTTTTGCTGAAAACAAGGTGCCTGACGTACCACCTTTGGTGTTATTGCTTGTCAGAAAAGCTCCTCCGACAGTTACCGTTGCATTCATTGTAAACTGAGCTTTGCTTGCTGAATTAGTGACCACTGAAGGATTTGCCGTTGTTGCTGCTACAAATGTCGCCGCTGGACGCGTTGCTTCTGTGTAGTCTGTAACTTCCGTCCATCCTGCATGAGAAGACATCGTATCTCCAGCAGCAGGATTATTACTGGATGCAGCACCATATAAACCCAAGTACCAGCTTGTGATTCTTGCAGTTGAACCATCTAAAGCGGTCCCTGCCATGTATTGAAGGCCCACATTCACCACAAGATTCTTAGACTCATCAGTCCACTTTAGCTTGCCGTCTTTGTCGTAACACTCAATCAAAAACTTACCCGTGGCTTTGAGACCTTCATTGGATTGAGAGTTCATCATCAAACCGCTTTCGGTTGTGTCAGAGATTTTGGCTTTGAGTTCCATTATGCGATCCTTAAAACAGCGTTAGTAGCATCATTGGCGGGGAAGGTAATTACAAGGCTTGAAGCAACTTTAGTTATCGTACTACCAAAACTTAAAACACAAACAGCGCGATTGCCATTTGTAGAATTATAGATTAAAGCCCCCGCGCACGTAAGAGTAACGTTTGAAAACGTAGCGTTTTGGAATGACCAATATCCGGTTGTCCCTGATGTTGTTGGCGTGATGTTTGTGAGTGCAATCCCCCCAGGGGAATAATTGGTTCCACTGGATTCACCCGACGATGTGTAGACGGTGGTATCTGCACCGAGATCGGCAGTTGCGACGTACAAAGCGAGTTTGAAAACATTGCCTGTCCCTGTCGTAAAATTGTGCAGCCCTTGGGCAACTTCTGCCTTAAAGCTTGTACACATGGTTTGATAAATAGCCATATCAGGTTACCGCTTGTCTGTACTGCCCAGACCTGTAGGCATCTTGACGCTCTAAACCATCTGCCAGACGTTTTGCAAGGACTATGGCTTCTGCGTATTTCTGATCAATAACTGAAATTTGTTCTTGTCCGGCTTTAATAAACAAATAACCTTCACGCAAAGCACCATATAACAATACCGAATCAAAGTTATCACCAAGCCAAGTCGTACCCGCAGTTACTATAGATTCTGGGTAATAGTAGTAATGCAATTCCATTGTGTATATTGCATCGGGTGTGGGACCAAGAATGAAACTTAACTCGTTAGTAATTACGTCGTTAACAACAGTAGGGCCAAAAATAGCGTAATGTCTTGGTCGCCCTGTGTTACCCGCACCTGTGGGGACAGGATAGGCTTCGCGGATAAAATTAACATCTTTGTTAAGCAAATAATAATACCGACCGTTTGCGTCAATAACAGCAAGACTATAAGGCGATAAAAAATCAGGGGGACATTCAAGGTATCTGTTATTTATAGCAGTAACGCCCGTCATGTTTTTACGTATTGACGGAAACTGCATGGAGTTATAAATGCGCTGCTCAGCCTGCTTAACAAATGTTGCAAGCTGGTCATCCGAGGTCCACGTTGTTACTGAATCAGTAAACGTAATAGTAGGAAAATCGTTCTCTACATACCCTCGGATAGCCTTTTTTAACTCCGTATAATTCACGCCATCGGCCCTCGACTCATTATGCCTTTAGTAGCAGCCCCAGTGCCGCGCATCTTAATACCGTCTGTTTTAGTCGGCTTCTCCAACTTATTAGTGTATGCACCGACACTCATACACAAAGTTTCTACATTGCTTTGGTCTGGCCCTGATCCGGGATTTTCTTCAGCACGTAGTTTTTTACCCTTCATCGTGTGCGGCTCGGCGTAGGTTGACGCAGGGCCAACTTCTTTACCGCCTTTTTTCATGCTATATGAAGCCATTATCTGCTCCCTTGATTACGCACCCGTGCCATATTACGCCCCATAGTCTTCATCATTTCAGACGTCGGACCGCCTTTTTTAAGCTTGGTCATGGGTTGACCTTTGTGTTTAGCGCGTTCATGCTTGTGCACTGCACTAGCAATCATTTTTTTATCTTGTTTAAGATCTGCTTTGTCCATCATAAACTCCTAAGAAACTGTGACTGAATTAACAGAACCCACACCAATTAAATCATTAGGTGTTAAGCCCGTATCAAACCATCTTGCCCCACCAACAGGATTCCAACCCCATTGAATAATACGACTTCCCATTGTAATCGTACCAAGCTCATCTTGACTAGAATCATTGTTTACTGGCTCAACACGAAGCCCATTTATACCTGCTTGTCTGTAGGAATTTGAATCAACGCGAGGATTACGAATAGCCTGTGGATCATATACAGGGTACATACCAAGTTGAAGCTGCGGCTGATCGGGTTCCCAGCACTCAGGGCAGACTAAAATATTAACGTTTTTAGTCTTAATGACAAGAGATTTTAACTGCTTTAGTTTATACCTAAAGTTACACCTATCGCACTGAGCGATTGCATATTTACCTGATGCAAACTGATTGGGCATCAGAAGCTCCCAGTGTTCCCCAAATACATACGGCGAGGAACAAAACGTACAGCCGCCTTTTCACGATCTTCGCCAGCAGCATAAGCCCACTGCTCTTCATAAGCAGCTTTTAACATATCAATACGAGGTGTGCCTTCAGGGATCTTTTGAGCGATGTAATACGCCAACCCTGCTGTGATACAGGGGAGAAACCTAAACGGCATATCAGGAGTCTGAATACCATCTCCCGCATTCTGAATGCGGCGCATACGCCAGTAAATTACTTGATAATACGGAGAGCCTTGGGTGCCTTGGTCAGGGACAGGCCAGACTGTAATCTGTGGGTTTGCTTGTGCGCCGGGGGAGTAATTGCTGGTTGCGGGGTATGTAGCACCGGAGTTGCGGCTGATGTAAATCTGTATCGGTCGTGCTTGAGAAAGTTTGTTTGGGATTGTGGCGTAGGTGGAGACACTAATCCGGGTAAGTGTAAGGTCAGCTTGCGTTGAAGAATTTCCAGCTCCCGTGCGAAGAACATGTTCAAGCAGGTCAATGGTGTCGTCAGGCAAGTTGTATGTAGCAGTGCCTTGCACTAAATTTACTGAGCCTTGCTCAATAGTCCACATATTGATGCCACGATTGGCCCACTCAATTGTCAAGAGGTTCATAGACCGACGAGCCGTACGCAAGTCATAGCCTGAGCGCATCTCACGCCCAGCCCGTTCAAACGCTTCTTCAGCGATGTCGGTGAACTCAAGATTAAAATCGGTTGAGCCGCTAGTGGTCATCTAAATCTCGCAGTCTTTGCGGCAATTCCTTTGGGCTGCGCCACAAATTGTTTACCCGCTTTTTTACCTGCTCGTTTTGCCCTTGTGGTTGCTGCGTATTCAGCAGGTGATAGTGCATTAATTGCCGCCGACGGGAGGTATCGCTCGCCAGTTTTGCTAGACGGTTTACCACTTTTGGTTCGCCATTTCTGGTCCCCCCAATCCTTCAGCCACTGCTGTGGAGCCTTCAAAGTTTTTCACCTATCTCATACTGAGATATTTTTGCCTTTAATCTTGCAATCTCTTCATCCCGCTCGATAAGTTTCTTTTGAAAACTCTCGTTCATGTTGACCCACATCTGCATACTTTGGGTACGCATCTTGTTGTCTTCGACCATCATGTGAAATAGTCTTTCTGACGCATCGAGCTGTTTTTGGATAAAATCAATCACGGTAGCCCCCGCCAGCTTCTTTGTATTTCTTAGCTACTAGCTGTGCTTTTCTTGCGGACCACTGCCCTGCGCCTGTGCCATGCGTTGCAGCAGCTTTAACTTGAGATACGATCTTTTTGCGTAACCCAGGTTTGGTGTAATTACCCGCTGCATTAACTTTGCCACCTTCAGCATACTGCTCAAAGTCAGTATCATCCCGCCGAGCTTTACGCTTGGCAGTGGGCATTTTTGAGGGCGAGATCGCCCCCATCCCGCGAGATGCCATCATACTAGCAAGTCTTGCCGCCGTAGGCCATTTTCTTGACCTTGCCACCGCTCTTCATGCCGCTACCAGCCATTTTGATCTGGGTGCCTTTGGTTTTACCCTTGGAAGCAACACCATCACGACTAGGGGCAGCAGTCTTAACAGCGCCCATTTTGCTTGCGGCCATGCCGCCCATGTTCATCTTTTTCATACCAGTAAACTCCTTACCAACGGATTGAGGGACATCAACTTTTTTTGCAAACTTTGGGTTATGCGCTACAGCTTCCATAAACCTTCTTTGCTTCTCACTGACTGCTGGCATCTTTACCCCTTCTTAGCAAGCGCGTCAATCTTAGACTCAAGCCTTTCAAAGCCTGCGTCAAAGCGTTCCATAATTTTTTCAAGGTCTGCACGAACTTCTGCACGAGTAATGTGATCACGGGCAATTTCCTCCCGAGTTTTATTCAGTAGGATCTGGATGCGCTGCTGTTCCTCATGGGAGTTTTTGAGCATAAACATCACCAGCCCTACTAAGATTGAAGTGATTAGGTTCCAAAGGATAATCGGGTCCATTTAGCATTGCTCCGCCTTAACCTTAACCCGCCCAATAATTTCTCCGGCTTCCCGCATAGCTCGCAATTTTGCTTGCGCTGCATTTTGCATATTTACGTTACGGTCTGGGTTAGAAATACACGGGTGTAATAAACCATGCTCTTTAGCACTAAGAATTTGTAAGTTTGTAAAGTGGTTATTGGTGTGGTTACCATCTATATGGTTTACATGACACCCTTCAAACAGCTCCCCAACAAACGCTTGCGCTACTAAACGATGCACAAGATATGATTTACAAACCACATATCTAGGCGAACCGTCACGTAACTTTACTTCAGCATACGGCAATGTGCGCCCTTTATTTTTTGGTTTTTTTATGTTTAAAGCCATAATTCGGCCCACAACGGGAACTAACGCCCCAGCTTTACCTCGGCGGTATCTAGGTAACGACCGTATGCGCCCGTGACTACTAACCTCATACCGCCCTTCGTAGCCTAGTACAGGAAGCCATTGCTCGGTTAGCAATTCCATGCTTTTCTCGCTTTCCTAAGTCTACTATTGGGGTCTTTAGCTGCTTCTGGAAATTGTTTCATTTGACCTGCGGACCGTGCGCAAAAAGACTTACGCCGGTTAGCATCTTTCTCGGTTTTTGGGTTTGGTGCGGGGGGTTTGAGTCCGGGTTTCCCCGGATTCGCTGCGTTATATGAAGCTCTGCCTTTGGCGTTGAGTCCGCCTTTTTCAGATTTACCTTCTTTGCGCTGCCATGCAGGAGACTTAGCCATAGAACACCGTGATTTTTGCAGCGGTTGGCAATGTGACATGCACATCTGTGTAAAACAGAATGCCTTCGCCGGGGATCAAATTCGCAAAAGGGTTGTTGGTATTGGCAGGGATATTAAACTGCAAACGAATCGTACCGCTTGCTCCACCATCACGCAAAATAATATCGCCAGCAGTACCCCCGGAGAGGCACTGATACCCTTTAACCCTAACCCGCCCGGACACCATAGTGCCTGTCGCCTCTACATGCGACGCTAGTACGTCGGTTTGCATCGCCATGATGCGCTCCTATCAGGAATCAGCGAAGGGTGTAGCAACCGTGCCAGAGCCTACTGCAACGCCAGTGACCATGTACTTGTTTGCAGCAATTGCAAAGATTTGAACCCATGTCCCTGCAACGCCACCAGTGGTTGTGCCATTGAAGTTGATAAAGTCGTTACTTGCGCCAGCACCAAATCCACGGGTTGCATCGGTTGTGTCACTGTCAATTGACAGTACATAACCAACATACTTATCCGTGCCGTCTGTGCCAATTTTAAGCGACGAAGTTGTGATTGTCGTCGGCACCCAAATGGTGTAAATCACACCCTCGTTATTGGAGGTGTTAGGATCGTTACCGGGGCCAGAAGATGCAGCGTTAGCCGAAGTATTAATGGAAGGCAAAGTAAGGGTTACGTTTGCTGCAAGTGCACCACCTACAGAGATAATTCTGCCGCCGTGCGATACGGGGTTAAGTGTGGTGTCGGCTGTAATTTCTACGATAGTAGACGGACCTTGCTGATAAATACCACCCAGCGATCTCACTGGACCGTCAAATGTACTAATTCCCATGATAATTCCTTATGCACAAGTCGCTTGCTAATCGGTGCATCGTCTGCTGGGACAGTTTAGCAAGCTGGTTTCCCAGATAAATGGTTTATATCAGGTTATTTGGGGTGTGTCAATAAGCTTTGCGCGAATCAACGCTAAATCGTTTTCAGTAGGTTTTGAATCGACCCCGCCATACTTAAAACTATACCCCGCTAAACGACCTTTTGATAGGGGTTTGCCGGATATTAAAGCCCTACGAAGGGTCGGCATTGTCATCCCATAATACTTAAGTGCGACTGTAAGACTTGGAAATAGAATCCCGTCAGGCATTGCAAACACAGTTTTGCTCATTTTTTCCCTCGATTCCTCAGTATGTTTACGCCCTAGCCAGTGCATATGACTACGACCTGCTTCGATGTTTGCGCGAATCTTTAAGCGCCCCTCTTCTGAAACTTTACGCCCTTCTGCTCTTGATTTGCCGCGTTGCGTCGCACCAATCTTTGCTTTTGTTTCGTCGGATAACGTTTTACCGTAGCGATAGTGATTTTCCCCTGCGGTAGGGGTTCTATTCTGCCTAATCTTTAGCCGCGCTTCTTCTGTGTGTTTCTTACCAACACGAGGGTGATTAAAATAATCCGCAGCATAAAACTCTTTCAAAGTTGTAGAAATTTTTTCTTTTTGCTTTTCTGTTTGAGGCACTCCAAATTTAGGATGATTGCTACCGTATACACCGCGCCACGGGGCTACTGCTGCATACCCACTGTTATAACAGTGCGCTTGACCGACATTTTTTGACAGCCATTCGTCCTCTACGACCCAAAGCTCTTTGTCATGGGGTACGTTCTCTACGGTAACAAACTCAAACTTATCTTCGCCGTATTTATTCCACGCCGCTTGCAAATGTTTGCAGTGGTGTCTGTTACCCCGAAGCAGTTTACGATGCTGCCTAAAACGCACTTTTTTGTTTGTTGTACTACCTATATAAAACTTGTTGTTGACCACGTTGATAATTTTGTAAATGACTTGTTCCATGTTCCCTCCGTTACAAAGCCATAACCGTAATGTACCGCAAGGAACCAATAATGTCAACAAACAAAGAAAAAGCCGCCTTGCGGCGGCTTCCAAACCAAGCTAAGTACTTGATTTTATTGGTATTAGGCTCCGGACGAACCGTAGATACCTAACGGATCCGAGACCCCGAACGAGTACCTTTCACGAGCCTTATATCTAACATTGCCCGTGTCGAAATCGCCATCCATTGAATTTTGTAACGGTGTACGTACAAAATGCTTCAAGCCATTAGGAACATCGGTTGTCAGGAACCAAGCGTTTGTATCGGTCAAGAAGTGATTAACCGTGTAACCCTCGGGGATCGAACCGTTGTTCTTCAGGGCGTTGATGTCGTTGTTGTTAGTACCGACACGGAGTTCGGTTTCTAACAGGCGGGTTGCCACAAACATCAAAGCAGGAGGAACAATAAGCTTGCGGGGTTTAGCAGCAATCAAAAGTCCACGTTCGTCAGTCCATGCAGCAATCTGAATCACTGCATTTTCCAACGAGGTTTCGTTAAGATCCACGCCCGTAGCGGTCGTGTTGCTGTTTACACCACCAGAAACCAGCGGATGTGCTGTTGAGAACAGGGGCTGACCATCACCGTAAGTCACAGTAGCGGCAAACCCGTTATTCAATACAGCAGCAGCTTTAACCTGCTTGGTGTACGCCATAGACCGTGCAAGGGCTTTTGTGTAACGAGCAGACAAGCTGTCGTACAAGTTATCTTCAATCGCTTCTTCAGTGATTGAAAAGCCGTATGCAATGGTTTCGTGCGTATAACGAGCAGTCCAAGCTTCTTGCGCGTTGTCATAAGCAATTGCAGCACCTTCGTTCTTCACGGGGGCAGCAGTAAAGCCTGACAGCTTGGTTTCCTCTTCAAATGAGCGCTCGGAAGTCTCCGTTTCGTAGATCTCCTTATGCTCTTCGCCATACTTCGCATACTCCAGACCGAACAGGG